GCTCACTTGGAGTATTAATACAGCGGTCCAATGGAGGGTCTTCCTGAATGAATGTGTCGCCAAGAGTAGGTAGAGAAGCAAACTGCTGACTAAGATGCCAGGCGTCCAGAGGAGTAACATAATTACTACGAAACTGACCAGTGACCAGCGAAGGTTTATATCGATATTCTGCATAGCGCTCCTGATATCCGAAAACATCCTCATCTGCTGAAGTTCCATCAGCATAGATTTCTTTATTTAAGATTGCTTGCTCCCCGATTCTGGCGAGTGAAGGCCAGTAGTAGTCATATCGGGTTTGCCTTGAGAACATACGATTGAGCCCCTGACTGTATGTCAGGTCTGCACGGACACTTGCAAAGCCGATGATTACACAATGTTCTGTGAATGATTTTGTGAAGCCATGACCTTTGATATTTGTAACTGAAAAGGCACCAAGATCGCCAAGATCATTTAGATTTGCGTCTGAGTTTGAAAGGACTGGTGTTACATTAACTCGGGACGTGCCGCCGCCTAGATATTCCGGACGCTGGAGCCGTTGGTCGTCACTTGTAACACCGAAGTGGCTACGAATTATCTCGTTATAGCGAGTCCCTCCACGGGCATCGCGTTCCATTAATCGCTGTATCTGGAAGGCCTGACGAAGTTGGTTAATAGTTGCGGCAGTTGCTGCAGATAAATCTGCATACAAAGCATTTGCCGCTAAACCGGTAGATGAAGTTGTACGTAAATTCGTAGTCGAAGCATCTAACTTGTAATACTGAGATGCCGAAGGTTTATATACTGAAAAGTCCTGGCCGGCCGCTGCTATGTTATGAGATACAGGGGCACTGGTTCCCAAGGGCAGGTCAATACTGTCTCCCTTTTGCGGCCAAGGTAATGCACTTGTAAAATAATCGTGTCTTTTACCACGTGGACATAGTGCTGTGTAGTCTGAAGCTGTATCCGGACCATCGTCCCTGTCTACTACTTTTGAGTCCTGTAGGTTTTCATCCCTGTACCAATTATTCCAGATATGGTGGATCGCGCGATTGTATAACGCGCTGTGCTCAAGTCCAGCGACAGCAGTTGGAATACCCAGGTAGTCCATATTTGTTGAGTTGCCATAGCCACCACCTGGTGCTGTAATCGTGGGAACCAGGTAGTCAATAGAGTCACCTGGATCTATCTGTTCGCCCATGAACTTTTGAAAGTTATTCCAAATTTGGCGAATGGGCACTGAGAAAAACTGGGTGTCCATATATAAATTATCCATAATCGGAAACGTTGGAGTAGACATACGTGCAATAGCAAACATATTCAGATGGAAGGAGTCACCTGGCAGAGCATCGTCTACGAATACCGGAATTAGCTTTCCGGCGTCGAACGTGGTTTTATGTCCGTGTGAACGATCAAAGGAACTTCGCGGTATCTGTACATCTGGTACACGCGAGAATCGATGTTTCATAACTGACTTCATGATGTTTTTACCTCTCTGGCCGGGAACAGTTCTACATTGTCAATATCTTCTACAAGCTCATTGCCGCACACTATACGGCCTGCTTGATCCATATCAAATTGAGCGTCTTCATTAGTAAATGTACCTACTTGATGGAGTGTGTAGTCCTCCGGGTTTTGCGATACAGCGCTTTGATTATCGTTGACAAGATTTTTAAACATACGAAGCGCTTCTGCAGTAGTAAGCGTAAAGAAGGGAGTGTTATAGACTTGCGTTGCTGAGTCATAAATAGTGAATATTTTTAGTTGCATGTTAGAACTCCTGTAATGATCGTTTAAGGTTTTTAATTTGTGCGGATTTGACTACCTGGGCCGCGTGTAATCTGTCGAGTGTGTGATCGTCAATACGTTCGTCTGCTTTACGTTTCCTCCTTTTTTTGATGTGATGTATTTCTGGCCATTGGTTATCGTAGAACCTGGGTGGCTGCATTTTTATACCACGGTGAATGATGTAATCATCGCGGTAAGTTTCCTCAGCGTACTTGTCATACCAGCCCTGACCAATTCCTGGTTTGAGGGACATAGACACGTATTCCGGTTCAACCTGAAAACATTCCCCGGTATCTGGGTCCACTCTCTCATAGTTATAGTCGTATTTATCCGGTGTTTTTTCTGACTGCTTTATTTTCTTTAGAACATATCGAGCAACGTATGCACAGCTCTCGAAAGTAACCTCTCCAGTAAGGCAGGTTCCATGCTGCCAAAGATGATCGAGAAAATCGCTGTGATACAAATTATCCTTATTATTAGAGTGGGATGCTCCGTACAGAGTTTTGTCAGCAAAGTCATGACCGAAGATAATAGCGTGGTAATGCGGTCTGTTGTTTTCGTCGCCATATTCTCCGCAGTGGAAGTATCTGATTTTTCTTGGTGCAATTGCCCTCCTGAATCTTTTCATAAATTTTTGAAAATCCGGCTTACACAATCCGGAGTCACGAGGAAGGCTCTGTTCGTTATAGGTCAGGGTAACGAAGGAGTTTTCGTCGTGTAGCTTGCTCTCGTGAACGCAGCGTATTGCCATTTGACGCGAACGCTCCAGGCGACATCCTATGCACTGCCCGCATGGAAGAGTGACGGGCATGTCTGCGTAGCCTTGCTTGATATCGAAAACGATGCCACGTTTTCCAGACTTGTTTACTTGCTGAGAGCGCCATGCGTATAAGGGGCTGTAGCATGGCATTGTTCACAGTCTTATGCCGCCGCGCATAATTGGCGAGCGGAAGTTTTTAGTATTGGTACGTGAACCTCGACGAAAGCTCCGACGAGAACGGCCTTTACTCATTTTATTTCTGTAGGGCATTTTCTTTACACTCCTTTTCCATTAATCGAGTTGTATACATTGAATCTATTTCCGCACGTCTTTTAGGCGTTAGTTTATCGTACATCAGTTTAGCAAGGGTTGAATAAAAACCTGCCTCTCTTGAAGATCTATATTCGTCATTTACAGGCGAAAATACCTCTTCAAAATACTTTTCAAATGAATACATTTTTTTAGCTCCTTTATTAGCGGGTTTTTTCTCTTGAGAGTGTGAGCGCCCGGAGGACCTCTCGCCTGTGGATAAACCCTAACCTTTTTTAATGAGCTTTTATTATCGTATTATTGCTTGATTTTGTCAAGCATTTTTTATTGTTTTTTTATTGTTTTTTTTGGTGACAAGGGGCAATAAGCCCCTTTGGTGTCACCTAGCACAGTTACATCGAGAGCATAACTGTGCTATTCCGCCTCTGGCGGGGTTTCTGGCGCGGCTGAGGGCGCCGCCGCCTTTGCTGTTTCGGCCTGTTCTGGCCGTTCAGCTAGTCCCAGCCGGTATAACTCCTCCTGGTTGCCTTCTTCTTGTACGAAGGCGAGGAACTCGGCTGGATCGTTTGAGAAGCGCTTGCGAGCGCTTGAGGGTAAATCGGCAAACATTGCGTTTGCCTCATTGACAGTATTCATGGCTTCCTGGAAGTCTACTGGATCAGTTTCCATGTATTCCGGCTCATGCCGGGATGCGAACTCGATCATTCCCGTTCGCTGATATTTCGCCATTATGAAGTTGATATCTGACTCTTCTTTCATGTCAGATTTTGTTTTACCGGGGCCACATACGAGCACGGGCCGGACGTCGTTTTCTCTCTCTTTTGTAAACATTAGTTTTGCCTCATCAGTGGGTTGTTGTATCGGTTTGCCGCGCCTAAAGCGGATTCTAAGGAATCCGCACGGCGCCAACATTCGCCTTGCGGCGAGGGTCTCCAAGGAGTGATTTATCGGGTTATGAGTGATTTTAATTCCTTTCCGCTGCTTGTGAATGGGTTTAGTCGGCCTAACCAGCGCAGAGCTTGACCATACGGCGATCGATCAATCTCCGCCTCGATTTTAGAACTCGCTACCGCTTGGTCCATTATCTCGTTTTGTTTCTTGATATTCGCCGTGGTTGCTTCTGCCTGGTTTGTTTCTGCCGACATTTTAGCAGCGGAGAAATTGTTGAGTCGGGCCTGTGTTTTCAACACAGCTCCCGTCTCAACAAGGTTTTTGATTTCGGCGCTTTTTTTCTGTCCCTCCAGAGGGACGTTTTTAGTTTCCTCGGTAGTCTTTTGGGCCCCGGCTTGCGCAGCTTCAGCTGCAGAGACTGTTCCATAGTTATCAACAATGGCTGCTCCAACGTTAGGGTAAGAATAGCCGGCTCCGCCAGGTGTAGACGCTCCACCATATTTTGCGGAGAGTATCGGATTTAAACCGGCTTTTTTGAGGTCCTTTATTTCCCGTTGATGAGCGGTATTTGACATGCGCTCCTGGAAGTCCATTTGATCCTTTGCAGATGCCTGTGATTGTTTTCCCTGGAAGTAACCTCCCAGGGCGCCAATGCCGGCTCCAATGACGCCGGCTGCCGCGAGTGAAAGAGCCATTAGAAATGATCCATCATCCCAGGCACGCCGTATAGCGGCATAGGACGAGCGCAGCGTAACTGGAAATAAGAATCCATAATAAAATGTGGCTCAGATGGAGTATTAATACAACGGTCCAATGGAGGATCTTCTTGAATGAAGGTGTCGCCAAGAGTAGGTAGAGAAGCAAACTGCTGACTAAGATGCCAGGCATCGAGAGGAGTAACATAATTACTACGAAACTGACCAGTGACCAACGAAGGTTTATATCTATATTCTGCATAGCGCTCCTGGTATCCGAAAACATCCTCATCAGCTGAAGTTCCATCAGCATAGATCTCTTTGTTAAGTATTGCCTGCTCCCCGATTCTGGCGAGCGAAGGCCAGAAGTAGTCATATCGGGTTTGCCTGGAGAACATACGATTAAGGCCCTGACTGTATGTCAGGTCTGCACGGACACTTGCGAAGCCAATGATTATGCAATGTTCTGTGAATGATTTTGTAAAGCCATGACCTTTGATATTTGTAACTGAAAAGGCTCCAAGATCGCCAAGATCATTTAGATTTGCATCTGAGTTTGAAAGGACTGGTGTGACATTAACCCGGGACGTGCCGCCGCCAAGATATTCCGGACGCTGGAGCCGTTGGTCGTCACTTGTAACACCGAAGTGGCTAC